AACATAGAAATGAGATGACTGGGATATTGCCGACTTGACCAGTCCAAATAACTGTAAAGGACTCACCAGTCCCTGTGGTGGTGTACATTAAATCATCAGATTGACCAGAAAGAGTAAAAGCACTTCCAGCCCAAGTAGGCGTAAAAATATAGTAACCATTCACTTGGAACTTAAACAAACCTGTTTTGTTAGCGGAAAAATATGGAGTCTCAGTATCAATAGTACCAGACCATTGGCTTCCACTCCAAGTAAAGGATACAATGTTGCTTGTAAGTGCAATGGCGTATACTTGGTCTTGGCTAAGGCCAGAGGATGTCACATAGCCCTGTCCTGTTACAAAGGACTGCGTAGCCATAGGATTAGCGGCTGAAGGAGAAGAGGCACTTGTGATAGCCCCTAACTGGTCAGCCGTAATCTCGTTACCGACCTCTACGACATTCGTAGGGATCTGGAAACCAACAGATGCTTGTAGAGCCATTAGGCGTTAGCAGCCTCCAGCGCTGTATTTAGTTCTGCCAATGTCTTACCAAAGAACATCTCAACGCCATCAATGCAATCGAACTGTTGATTTGCTTCAACTGCACCAATGATGGTTGTCTTGCCGTCAAGGATAAACCCGGCAAAGCCTTTATATGGAGTGTTTATTGTGTACATTATCCAATGTTAAAGTCTGAAAGACTGCTCCCATTAAGTTTAACTTTGTATTTATCAGTTCCAGAACTAGCCATACCAGAAAAATACGAAACATTAGTGCCTTGCACCGCACAAACTGCGTATGCACTTGTTGTTTGATTAACAAGACCCCAGTTGCCAACGCCAATGTTCTTAAGAAAGAACGGCTGTGTGGTTGCTCTCCAGCCCCAGTCAATAGCACCATTTGCTCTGTCAATTGCTACAGCAGAGTAAGCAAGAAAGTTTGCTTGCTGTTTACCTACAGAGTCACCCCCGACTTCAACGGAAAGACCCATTAGACCTGTGCGTATGCGAGGTGAACCGTAGAGGAGGTAGCAGAGTCGGTAATAACCCGGACAGCACCCGTGTAGTTCTCAATGCTCGTATTAGACAGGGGTGGCACTAGGATGCCAACACTAGCCGTGGCGCTGTAGATAACATACAGGTTGGCGGTGGCAGACTTGTTCTGGACGAACACAATGATACGCTTCTCAGTAGCCGAAGCAGCAGCAAGGATTTGAGTAATCCCGGCACTAGAGGCCGAGACATCCGAATGCGTAAAGGTTCGGACAAACGGAGATGAGGATGAGATATACGACATAAATTAATAGGTTTTGTTCATATTGATGCGGTTGACCTGTTTCTGTTGGCGCAAGATAATATCAATGGCCTCAATAAGTGTGTTCTGTGCTTCAAGTTCAGCGACCTGAGCAACTTCCATTTGGAGTTCAGATTTAAGCCAGTCCGCAAAAGCGCCGCGCGCGGCATAGGCAGCAAACAGGTAAGGGATTTGAACCAACTGCCATTTGGCTGGGTGCGTAGACGGGGACTGACCAGCGGTTGTAGTATCAATGCAATTATAGAAATTGCCATAATACGGCTTCCCGGCGATCGGGATATATGTGCCAGTATTGCTTCCGCTATCAAAATAAGCCTGAGCGCCAATGGAATAGCCTACGGTAGCGGAATACAGGTCTCCAACAAATTCCGGCCGCTTGATGCGATATTCGCCAAAGACAGTTCCGGGGTCTGTAGAAAACACCAGTTTCTGGATGGAGCCGTCATCATACAGACGAAACGACATCTCCGTAGCCCGTGTGCTTACAAGGGGGTCGCTGTCATAACAGGACATAACCTCCCCTGCGTCTGCTGGAATGGCCGCTGTGACCAAGCCAAGGCCGTTATTCGTGACCGTCAGTTGGGCTACACGGACAAGATCCGGCCAGTCTTGAGATTCCCAAGCGTGGCGAATGCGCTCGTTAATAAAGTCACGGAACTGAGCGAAGGTTTCTTCCGAGACATTGTGCCTATCCTGCCCGGCATATTGCAGGGAGTTAAAGAAGATAGGCGAAAAGTGGGTGGTTCTCATTTTGTGAGGTAACCGTCTGCTGTAAAGATAGCGCCGTTTACTACGGAACGCTTGACCCGGTTATTAACAGCGATTTCCGGGTTGTGCTTAATGAAGTCGTTAGTGAACTCTTCATCGTTCCAGCACTCATAACCGAGGCGTTGACCCCAGTAATGGAAAGCAGAAAGAGGGATACGAGCCTTCAACTCGCCTACCCCCTCGATTGATTTAGCAGCGTTTGCGTGATTGAAGGCCGCAAACTGCTTTGCCTGTGTATAGGAAGCCGCTTCCTGCATCCTCCAGCCCGTGAGGAGTTCCCTTTCCATCGCCTTGCGGAGATGGGAGGGAATAACCTCAGCGATTGACTGGATGATGTCGGACAAGCCTCCTATGGATTAGGCGCTGAAGTCGAACTTACCGAAGGCCAGCGGGTTGTAGATGCAAAGACCAGCAACCGCTTCGATGAGACGAGCAGGGCCGCCACCATTGTCCGTCAACTCCGTGACCTGAGCGACATTACCGCCGTAGCGGACTTCGACCATATCAAACGGGATGATGTAACCCGAGAAGTTATTCTTCAGGAACAGGGACGGGTGGAGACGGATCTGGCCGAAGTCACCTTGGAAGACATCGACAGACGAGATGTACGAAGACTCGTTGGAGTCACGATTAAGCGTACGAATCACGGACTGGGTGTTCGTGCTACCGGAAGAGGTAGCCGTAAACACGAGGTTCGTGAAGGCGCGCTTAAGGGTCGGGCCAACGAGAGCATCATAATCCTTGAACTGACCAGTCTGGCTGTAGATACCAGTCAGGATGTCCTGAACAACGGTTTCCGTGAGAGCAGCCGTACCGACTGTCGAAATCTGAGCAGAAGACAAACAGAAGGCAGAAGCAGCAGCAGGAAGGTCAACGGTGTCGATATTGGCAGCAGCAACGAGCCACTTGTCAAGACCACGAGTACGGTAACCGACTGTGCCGTTGTCAACCTGAGCAGTCTGGTTGCCACACATAGCGATTTCCATATCGCGCTTCACGAGGGTAACGGCCTTGGAGACATTGTTGGCGAGTTCATCACGAACACCAGCGATGTTGGCAACATCCTGCGTCAACTTCGACACACGGACAGCCTTACGGAAGATCTGGATGCGGTTTGACAATTCGACACGGTACTGAGTACCGCCGTCATTGACGAAGTTGGAAGTGCCAGATGTAGGATCGACATCCGAGCCGTCAACAACGGGGGTCGGAGTGGTGGTAGCCGGGAGGCGGTCAGCCTGCCAGCGGAAGATCGTGTTGCCGGGCTGGGAACCCTTCTTCGCCATAGAGGTGAAGGGGGTATCCTTAGCATCGACAAGAGCGATGAGGTTAGCAAGGTCTTCGCGCTTACCAGCGTTGACGATGTCTTTTTCGAGTAGTTTTGCCATAGTAGTATGGGGAGGTTGGGTTTAAATGAAGCCTTTGGATAGCAATACCTTTGCGAGGTCTTCAGCATTGTTCGATTTTGCGAATCGACTCTCGGCACTCTTAGCGCTGGCTGTTTTAGCGTTAGTTTTTACCGGAGCAGCGGTGGGACGAACTGGCTGGATTGGGGCTTTCCGTTGAACTTGGGTGTTAGCCATTTTAGATTCTCTGCCCATAAACCCTCTGATGTAATCGCCCACGAAGAGCATATAATCAGGATGATTTTTGAACTGAGGATAGTTCTTAAGTACTTGCTGTGCCAATTGGTATTCTTTTGCCTGCGGTGTCTTCCACCACGGATACTCAGACTCTGCAATAGGTTTAACACTTTCAAAGGTTTGGATCTTAGCCATCTGTTTTGGCAGATGAATTTCGATAGCCTTTGTAGCATTTACCAGCATTCGGCTGATATCTTCAGGGCCGTACTCGGTATCCCCCATAACGAAACCGTTAGGGTTCTCCATGCACTTATACCGTAGCCACCGGGCTTGCTCGACTTCCTTCTCCACATCGGCTTTCGTGTTAAGAGTAGAAAACGGGTTTGATGCGTCTGTGACGCTGGTTCCGTTCTCCGCTCCCGAAGCCTTGGATTGGGAAAGTTCTTGCTTCAGAGTATCAACCTCGTTGCGAAGCCGTGTGGCTTCTTCTTCAGCCTGCTTGCGCTTGGCTGTCAACTTGTCGATACGCTTCTGAACGCCCTTGGAGAGATTGTCTTCCTCTCCGTTGTCTTCTGCTGACTGTGAATGAACTTCGTCTTCGCCATCCTCGGCCGGGGGGACTTCTGTGTCGGTTACTTCGTCTTGTGCAGACGCTTCACCATCGACATCATCCTTGACCTCCGTTTGGTCTTCACCCTCAGTTTCGGACTGGGTTTCATCCGTCTGTTCCACCGTATCGGCGAACAGAGTCTTGCGAAGGGTATCCGCAAGAGTTTCCTCGTTTAGCCCCGTGGAATAGGCGTTAGACTGTACCTCGATATTATTTTTGGCCGGATCGATATCGGCGCTTTGATTATCTGACATAACAGGGATTGGTCGCTCCCAGAGGCGTATGAGCAATAACACCAAAAACCAAGCACCGTCAACCTACCCACATACGGTTTGTTAGTTTTGGCAACTTCTGTCCTGACTCAGACCCCGTGCTTACCGGATCGGGCTTCCTGTTGCTGTACTAAAAGCAGTTCCTTAAAGTCCTTTAGGCTTTCAGCGCGGCCACATCCGTGGATACGCTTTTCACCCTCGGTAGAGTACGAAATGGCGCGATCGACCTCTGCCTCAATGCTAACGGTCAAAAACGCCAAAACAGCGTCAAAGACCTCATTGGTTTCAAAGGATAGAATCCGCTTATGGTCTTCTATTGTCTTACTCATCGCATTTCCCCTTCTTGTGCTTAGCCTTGCACATACGCTTGCATTTGTGCGGTCTGGACGGCATCAGGCCGCCCTTTTTGCGATATTTTGAGTCCTTGTATGTTTTAGCCATATTAGAATTGCTGCGGCGCTTGACCGCCTTGTTGGGACATCTTATCCGACATAGGCGTAACGCCAATGCGGCCAATGGACTTGTTCTGCTGCTGTGAAACGCTCATTTGGAGGTTCTTTACATAGTTTTGGAATAGGGCTTGGAACTGCTGGTCTTGCTGGGCTGCCTGTTGAGCCTTCGGGTTCTTCTGCATCACATCTTGGACATACTGCAACTTAGACTGTGCCGCTGGGTCATTCTCGACATACTGAGCCTCCATCCCGGCCATCATCTTGGCAATGTCGTTCTGGACATCGGCGTACATCCGTTGAGACGAACTGGCTTGGTCTAGGACGATATCCTTGGCTGCTTCCGGGCTGATAGCCTCAACGAAGCGCGCCGTAAGTTTGTTACGGTCAATAAT